ACTGGACATTCTTTTTAAGAAATTCAAACAATTTCTTCGCAGTTTGTACCCCATCACCTGAATAAAAATCTTTGCTAATTTTATCATATTCGTTTGCATACATTTTATGAGCAGACAACATTGCAGAAATAATATCAGGTACCTGTTGATCCCTAACAATCATTTTAGAGTTTCCCCCAAAACTTTTCAACCTACCCAAAAGTATATTTTTCTGCATTATATCAGATTCGCTTTATAGTTAAACGGAACCACTAACCCATCAAAATTGCCAGTTCCCTTAATTGTATAATTTAACCCTTTCTTTAACCATCCTTTTGTGCTGATCAGCTGGAGTATGCCAATAGTAGGTGAAGCTTGTATTTTAAGTTCAGATTCAGACCTTGCAGCAATTTTCTGATCACCAAAATTAGAAAAATCAGCAATTAATTTATCACCTAAATAAACTTCACCAGTAATAGCAGAAATATTAGCAGTTTGTCCAGTGGGGTTCTGGACTCCAAAAGTTAATTGAAATTTTTTATTGGCAAAACCAAGTTTTTTAAACATCAATTTTGTTTTTCCAGCAAGTTGACTTTTACTGATAAAATAATATCCAGTTAACGCTGCTAAACCAATTAAAATGAAATTCCTCATTTTCAAAATTTTCAAATAATTATCCAAAATTATTAAATATTATTCAAAAAAACAAACATTAGGTCAGACAAGGTCAGAAAGTGGGTCAGTATATAGGTACACCCGCCCCCCTATAGGGGGGCGGGTGTCCTACCCCCCTTTCCTGAACCATTTTGACCAAGAGTAAAACTGACCTAAACTGACCAACATTCATCTAAATCACTTTTCCTTCACCTTTGACAATAGAAAAAGGGGCAAATTGCCCCTTTTACGTTTGTATGCAGTGTTGTTCTTTGTTACAATGCTTCTGTAAGGTATTCTCTGCCCTCAAATTTCTTACTTATCTTGCAATATAGGTTCACGTACCATCCACCGCTTTTTAAGGCAAATTTGAGCAGATTATTAACGTTGTTAATATTGCGATATTTTCTTGGTGCAATTCCAGATTCAGGTTTAAAAAAAATAATGGCAGTAAAAAGTTTCATTTGTTAGAAATTTTCTATTTTTACAATGAAGGGAAAGTGGTTTTTCGTTAAGAAGGATCATTTGTCAAGGTAGGATCAGGAAACTGATCCTATTTTTGTTTATACAATTCACCATACTTTATAATAGATCTATCCAGCAACCAGTCTTTTAATACTTTTTTACAAGTTGTTGATCCCTTGCCAGTAAATTCCTCAAGGTCAGCTAACATATCAGAATATTTACGAGGTTCATATAATATTCTGTTAATTAGGCTTGTCTTTTCCATCCCAAAAATATAGGTTCCTGTGTTTTCTTTATTATTATGTGCCTGTGTCCAGCTGGTGCCTGAATAATAAATGGAAATTGGGTTAAATTCATCACTTGACCTTAAAAATGTAGCAGAAAGATCAATAGTTTTATTTTCCTTGTTTTTTTCAATTTTTAATACTGATTGCGCCTTCCTGTCAAGGTAGGATCCAATATGACCTATACTATTTTGATCCTTTTTACCTAAATGCAAAACACAAAGAATTAATAAATTGTGAATTTTAGTTATTTTTTTTAACCATTGAATTAAATAAAAACTTTGCTCTACTGAATTGAAATCTGAAATAAGATCTAATATACCATCCAAAACTAAAATTGAGCAATCGGGATTCTCTTGCAAATAAAGTTCTATCATTTGCTGAATCTCATTCGGACTATCTTCCCGGAATAAAAAACTATCAAAATTGTGGGGTAAATGATCAGTTATTATTTGTGTTCTGATCCTGTCCAGCACTCTGTAATAATCAAAATCTGAACTTTCTGTATCAACATAACATATCCGCTTTCTGTTAGATGGAAATTTTAATTTCATTCCAAATATATCCCAAGTAGTAAATGCTGAAGCAATAGCACTTGTTATAAATGTACTTTTGCCAGCTTTAGGCAATCCTTGAAAACAAACAAAACTTTGCAAACAACCTATATTTTTACCATCAATAGTAAAAATTATATTTTCATCTGGTGGCGTGTAGTTTTGCTTAAATTTTCGGGATAACAATTTGTCGTGTAGATCATTTGTCATTGGTTTACACTTTTTAAATTATTATACTACTTTCCTTTTCACTTTTTTCAATAAATGCACAAAATTCATCTGCAATATTGTAAGCTTCCTTAATTAAGTATGTAATATCTTCAGGGGATAGATCTTCAATTTTGTTTTTTCTTAATTGTGCTGAAAGAATGTTAAGTGCAGTTATTTCAAGCTTTGACATTCCCGCCATCAGGATCACTTGACCAAACTTGTCTTGCATTGGATGGACTGGCATTGCTGGGAGATCTTTGTTTCTTTGTGACATTTTTATTTTTATTAAATGATAAACAATAGGGGCAAAGTGGTTGCCCAAATTTGCCCCTGTGAATTGTTATTGTGAAAAGTTTTGAGCAATTAACGCATTTCATTTTCTCTGTGTGTGTTACGTTCTTTTACATTGGCTTCATATTTCACAAAATCTTCCATTGCGTATTTCATACTATACTTACGCAAAAAATATATTTTACTTAATCCTTCGCTGGGATGTTCGGTTGTTGACATTAGTATAAAGGGTTCATTAGAAGTAATAAACACCTCAAAATAATACATAAACCCGTTCATTTTTACTGGTTTCATACTAATTTATTTTTTTTTATTTGTAATCTATCTCTTAATTCTTCTAAAAAAACATTAATCCATTCTTCTCTATTTAGATTTCTTGGATGACATTTTACAAAATGTTCATCTGGTATATAATTAGTTTTTGTTTTTCCAGATAAACAATTAATTGTATTAGTTATATGTTTTTTTGACATATTAAATACTGGAAATAAAAATCCATTTGCGGAACACCATTGATAATTCATAAATGTAAATTTTGTATTAGGATAATATATTTTAGCTAATTCATTGAAATCTTTTATACCATACCTTTCGTAACATATTTCCAATAATCTTCCTTTAATACCTATTGGTAATGGAATTTCATCTTTTTTCACTAAAAATTTAATTTAAGTTCCTGTATTTGTTCTTCGTATAGTTCAATACTTGCCTGTATCAATAATTTAATTTCATTAACCAATGATATATCAGTATCAATTTGCATTATTATTTTGCGATCCTGTCCAGTATCAAAGCTGATCATAATATTTGCAATATTGCCTGAATTTTGGCATAATTTTAAACGATCAATCTTTTGCTGAATATGATCAATTTCTAAAAATGTTTCTCTTAAATTGTTAAATAGTTCCATCGGTATAAATTTGATTGTAATATTTTTCAACATCAAATTGTACAAAAGATTGACCTTTTTGCGTTACGACTGTTTTAATTGGCACAGTTTCAGCGAATTCAATCATCTGCTGCTTTTCCATTTCTATTGCTTGTTTAAGTATATCTTTAGCTGAATTAGTATCGTACCAAGTTGAAGTCATTTGCCTAAATAACCATTGTACCGCAGTTTGATTTTTCATAAAATTTAGTTGTGTTGCATTTCGGCATATCTACCAAAATGATAGCCAATGTGAAATAATGTTAATTCTGATGGATAAAAAATTTCAATTCTTCCACCATCTAATTCAGTGAAAGGAATGTTCCGATTGGTCAAAAAGGTCATCAGACCATACAGGTAATTGTGAACTATTATGCTTTTTTCTTTTTTTTCTAACATTGCTGATAAATTTAATGATTGATAAAATTTGAAGTAAGATTAATAAACCTATGGCAATGGGTATGCCAAAAACTATCAAATAAATAATTGATAGTACCCAAGCAATTAACTTCATCATAAATTGTCAGCAAAGCATAAAAGAATGGAACATAAAATGATCAGAATGATCTGGAGTGTACTTTTTTTCATTGTTTTTCGTTTAAATGTTAATAAAATCGTTTGTCAGGTTAAATTTATGGACAATTTTCTGATAATTCCAAATTTTTAGGCAAAAAAATGGGGAAAATAGAAATTTCCCCCTGTAATAAACACCTTAAAACTTAACCAAACCTATTTTAAGAACAATTCTCGTTCTATTATTCGCCTATTTGTTAATCCCTTCACAGGGGTTTTACCGACCTTATTCCACCTTAAAAATTCATTTGCAACTATTTTTTTATCTACACCAGCATTCAATTTTTCCAATAAATCTGAATCTTTAAACGCTTGTAACCCTATATTATATGCTAAACTGGTCATTGCTGCCATCATATTTGCAGTAATTGGAACCTTAATAAGTGGTTTTATAAATTTTATTCGTTGATCAACATCAATTTTTAACCACCTTTCAGCAGTTGCCAAGTCTATTTTATCACCTTTTTTTATTGCCTGTCCTGTATCCTTATTTTTAGTATTACCGAATCCGATTGTATAAATGCCGCCACTATCAGGATAGGAAGTTAATTTTAAACCCTCAAATTGTTTTATTAAATTTAATGCACTCACTTTTTTTCCGATTAATAGAATCAGCAATACACCTATACCTATATATAGGTATCTTTTATTGAACATCGCTATCTTTTGCTAACAATCCAGTAATGGCAGCAGCAATACCAGCAATAATTGTTACCCAGTTATTTTGTTGGATTCCATCTAATATAAGAGATCCACCAGCAATAGAACCAAACAATGAAGTTTTAATATTTTTAAGTATTCTTTTCATATTACTTTTTTTTAAGTTGTTTAACACCTACTAAAATGGAAATTGCACAGGATATTGTACTGGCACTAAGAAAAATGACATTTGCCCATTCTGACAAGTTTTGAATCCCTAACAGGGAAAACAAAATTGTGCTAAACGTGGCAATATGTGTAGGATCAGTTGTTGACTGCATCGTTTTGTTCATCTTTTAATTTTTCCGCAATTACGTTAAATGCCTGTATTGCAGTAAAGGATTCATCTATTTTACTAAATACACCTTTACTGGTTGCCAAATCCAAAATTGCCTTAATTATTTCTAATGCTTGTTTTTCGTTCATTTGTCAAAATTTAAATTGTTAAATAATTAAATCAAAGTTAACCCAAGTTGATCACAGATCCACTCATAAGCAGCTTCATTAATATCTGCACTTTGCCCCCACTGATCATATTCAGGATCATTTATAGTTAAATTTCCTTGTGAAAGTTGCGTTCCATCTATATTTGCAGTAAATATTGCCCAGTAAAAAGTAGCACTATCTTGCAAATTGTCATTAATTATATACGCATTTATATAATTACCTGTTTGTACTGATCCATTAACCCAAATTTGTATTGGTTGTATTTCTTTCATATATTATTTTAAATAAGTGTAAAAGTTTTTGTTACTCCACCAACTTGCATAAATAGATTAGTTCCATCAAAAAATATATCTCCGTTTACAGGTGTAGTAGGTGCAGTTCCAGATGGTATTCTCAAAGTTGCACTTGCAGTTGTAGATGCTGCTAAAACTGATACACCTTTAGTTACTTCAATTGCCCTAAAATCAACAGCAGCGGTTATGGTAGGTTGTATAAATAATCCTCTTGTAATACCATTAGCACCGCCTGTTTGGTTGATATTATTAGGTTGTAAACTTAACATTGAATAAGATGCAGTTCCGCTTGTTGGCTCAAATCCTTTAGTAATACTTAAACCTACTACACTTCCAGAAGTTTGAGTAAAATTATCACCACAAAAACAAAATGCACCAAATGTTGCAGCTTGTGTTGTTGTGTAGTTATAAAATTGAGTATTTGTTCCGCTTATACTTGCTGCTCCTAAACTTGTAGTAAACATTGAAATAAACAAACCATTTGAACCCGAAAGTGTATAAAATCCACCATTACTAACTCTCAACAAATTAGTTCCTGAACTATTTTGAATTAACAAAGAATTTGTAGCACTCGTTGCCCCGCTTCCCTTTATAAACGCATCACCCTGCACCTGGAAACGTTGTCCACCATCTACACTCAATCCGATTAGCAAATTTGATGCAGTAGTTATCCGCATTACCTCACTTGCGTTAATACTTTGCCACATTCCAAACAAAATAGCACCTGAAGAAGCAGTAGTAATACAAAAATCACTTGCAATAGCACCTTGGATAAAATTATTTGTTGAAGTTGCTAAACCAATTATAAATCTTTGCGTTCCACCTGATTGTGCATTATCTATTCTTAAACTGGGCGCATTAGCGCCAAAAATTTGAATACCATTATCAGCAGTTGATGAACCAACAATTAATTTACCAGATCCGCCACCACCAATGGTAGCAGTTCCAATATGTGTTGTCGGTGTAAAAGATAAACCAAAACCACCATCCGAAACAACCCTATTTGCTGATAATGTTCCATTACTATTGTAAATGTTTGTAGAAGAACTACCACCATCAGCAATAAGATCCCAAGCAGTACCAGTATCACGATATATCGCAGCAGTATCAGTTGAAATAAAAATTCTACCAACAATACCAAATGCAGGTCGGTTGGCAAATGTATCAGAATTGAACATTGGAGTCCCTTTCTGATTAAGAATTGAGAGATCCAATACTATCATTATATATAAAGTTTACGAAGTACGATTAATAAATTTCCTGTATTAATAGGAGTAGCAAAAGCAAGTTGATATTGTGTAGTATCAATTTCACCCCTATTACCAGTAATTCTCAAAGATTGATTCGGCTGCAATGGAACATCAGCTATCACCAATGCAGTTGTACCACCATTGATAAATGTAATTTCATTGCATTGTGATCCTATATTGGCAGTGGTGTAGTAAACTTTCGTTTCAACATAATACTTTTGAAAAGCCTGTCCAGTTGACTTTGAAACACTATTTTCCTGCTCATACCTTGCACGATCAGACCTTTGTTTATTATATGCCAATTTCAACTTGTCAGCTGAAATTTCATCCTGAATACTAATTTTCATGTGTTGTACTTGCATAATATAATTTTTTTAGCAAATATCAGGAAATTGACCAATTTTCATTGATCGTTTTTGTTTTGCAGCTTTTACTGCCTTTTTAACTACTGGAGCAACTTTTTGAACTGCCTTAGTAACTTTTTGTAGCAATGAAGGCTGCCTAAATTGTTCAGCAGTAATTTTTTCAGGTTCAGGAACCATAATAGAATATCCTTTGCTCTTTTTTTTCATTGATAGCAAAAAAATTGCCCCACCAGCCAACAACAAATAAATTAATCCATTATTTTTCATTTTCTACTTTTTAAATAAGTTGCTATCAAATATGCACCAACACCATATAATAAAATTACTTTGCC